AACGCTATTGCTCAAGACACTCGTAGAGGCAAGGGGAACTTCCTCATCTGCTCTGCTGACGTTGCTTCGGCACTTGCAATGGCAGGAGTTCTTGACTACTCCTCAGGTCTAACTGGTGCTGGTGGTCCTTCCATCGGTCAAGTTGATGACACTGGCAATCTTGCTGTTGGTACAGTTAACGGTCGCATTAAGGTCTTCGTTGATCCTTATTCAGCAAACGTTTCTGATAAGCACTACTATGTCATGGGTTATAAGGGCACATCACCTTATGATGCTGGTCTTTTCTATTGCCCATACGTACCCCTCCAGATGCTACGTTCGATCGATCCTAGCACCTTCCAACCCAAGATTGGATTCAAGACCCGTTATGGTATGGTATCGAACCCATTCGTTACCACTAACGGTGCTTACAACGGCACTCCAGATGGTGAGTCCCTCACCGCTAATGCCAACATGTACTACAGAAGAGTACAAGTTATCAACCTCATGTGATTTATCACTGGGTTATCAAGACCTCCCTTTGGGGGGTCTTTTTTTATGCAAATAAATAGTATTAGATTGAGAGTTAATATGTCTGCTGCTTGGTATAAAGAACAACCAAAAAATAGAAATTATCTTTCTCCAGTAGGATTTAAACTTAGTTTAGAATTGTTTGCGGGAGTTGATTTCTTTTGCCAAGAAGCAAATCTTCCGAACATTACAATGCCATTTACTGAAGTCCCAACTAGGTTCAGAACATTTCCAATTGCTGCTTGTGGAGGAGTAGAGTATGGGGATTTGAATGTAACTTTTATTATAGACGAAGACCTTGTTAATTACTTATCTATAAAAACTTGGATAGAAAAAAACGCAGATTCTAATGAAACAAACCTAGGCGAGGTTGCTTATTCTAATGGACAATTGGCAATAGCAACATCAAACTTTAATACATCTCACATAATAGAATTTGAAAGATTATTTCCTGTTAGTTTAACAGAAATTAAGTTTGATTCAACTGCAACAGACATTGAATATTTTACAGCAAATGTTGTTTTTAAATACAGCATCTTTAACGTTCGAAATAAAAACTTTAAAAAATTATGAAATTTGAACAACTACATCATTTATTTTCTGATATCAAACAACAGTGGAGTCAAGATAGCATAGTTGATTTCCAATTTAAAAACAAAGAATACACAGAAGATTTAGCAAAACTTGCTCTTGATATACCATATCAACATAACAAATATTTAAATTACTATATTGATATTAATCAAATAAAAACATCATTGGAATTTGAAATCAAAAAATTAATACGAAGTAAAAGAGAATACTATTCTGGTGAAGCAGATCCAAAAGTTTACGCAGAAAAACCTTTTGGAACAAGTATAAAAACATCAGAAAAAATGAAAACTTATTTAGAATCAGATGAGGAAATTATTAATTTAGAAGCAAAAATAAAGTATGTAGATCAGATACTTTATTTTCTAGATCAAATTATGAAGATGATTTCAAATAGAAATTTTCAAATAAAAAACGCAATTGAATGGGAAAAATTTATTAATGGTAAGTAACTAATGTCTCATATTGTCATTAAAAAGAAAAACGAAGTATTCTACCAAATTTTATCTGAACCTCATGTTCATCAAGAATTATCTGATTATTTTTCTTTTGAATTACCTGAAGCAAAATATTTAAAAAGACAACCCAAATTTAAATATTGGGATGGAACTATTCACTTGTACTCTCCTGGTACTGGAGAACTATATTGTGGTCTCATAAACCATTTAAAACAATGGGCAAAAGAACGACGGTATAGTTTAGAGTATGTTAAGAACGATTGGTACGGAGAAGTCGAGGAATATAATAATTTTGTTTCTCCAGAAGGCGTAAAAGTTTTTATGGATAAAATCTCTAAGTATAAACCAAGAGATTATCAATATGCAACAGTGTATCAAGCACTTAAAAATAATAGAGGATTGTTTTTATCACCAACTGGATCTGGTAAATCATTAATGATTTATTCTATCGTAAGGTATTACACTGCGACTAAAAATAAAATTTTAATTATTGTGCCAACAACTTCATTAGTAGAACAACTGTTAAAAGATTTTAAAGATTATGGATGGAACGCTGACGAATTCTGTCATACAATTTATTCGGGTAAAGATAAAAACACAGATAAACCCATTATCATTTCTACCTGGCAATCAATTTACAAATTCCCCAAAAGGTATTTTGATGACATTGATTGTGTGATTGGTGATGAAGCACATTTATTTAAATCAAAATCTCTCACAGGAATTATGACCAAACTTCATAATGCCAAGCATCGTTTTGGATTTACTGGAACATTAGATGGATCTAAAACACACAAGTGGGTATTAGAAGGATTATTTGGTGCATGTGAAAAAGTTACAAAAACAGATGACCTTATTAAAAAAGGTTATCTATCTAATCTAAGAATTAGAATATTGTTGTGTAAACACGAACATCAATACTTTGAGGACTATCACTCGGAGATTGAATACCTAGTACACAATCGTAAAAGAAATAATCTAATTAAAAATCTTGTACGTGATTTAGAGGGCAACACATTAGTTTTGTTTAATTACGTCGAGAAACATGGTGAACCACTTTATGATTTAATAAATAATGATATCGGAGAAAAAAGAAAAATTTTCTTCGTACATGGTTCTGTTGATGTTGAAGATAGAGAGCAAGTTAGAGTAATTACTGAACAAGAAACTGATGCTGTAATTATTGCTTCATATGGAACTTTTAGTACAGGTGTTAATATTAAAAAGTTACATAATATTGTATTTGCTTCTCCATCTAAATCAAGAATTAGAAATTTACAATCTATTGGAAGAGTTCTCCGTAAAGGAGAAGGAAAAGAATTAGCAACTCTTTATGATATTGCTGATGATATTTCAGGTAATAAATGGAAAAATTATACTTTAAAACATCTTGATGAAAGAGTTAAAATTTATCAAGAAGAAAATTTTAAATACGAACTAATAAAAATTAATTTAAAATGATGGAAGAAGAATTTTATGCAACAATTAAATTAACATCTGGGGAAGAATTGATATCTAAAGTATGTTATCTTCCAGATGAAAATAGTATTATTTTAGATACTCCAATGTTAGTTGAGAAAATTGTAAATAAAAAAGCAGGTGTTAATGTAGAAGGATTTGTTTTAAAAGAATGGATTCTTGCTACCTATGATACTATGTTTATTATTAAAATGGAACAAGTAGTTACTATGACTGAACTAGACAAAAAAATAGAGACGTTTTATTTAAAACATCTCAATGGTGAAGTTGAAGATAAAAGTAATGAAATAGATATTAAACCCAAAAATTTTAGTAAACGTATGGGTTACTTAGGATCAGTAAAAGAAGCAAAAGATTATCTAGAAAACATATTTAATAAAAGCTAAATTAATCATGCACCCCTAACAGAGTGATTATAACTCGTTTGAAATGACTTGTCAAGCCCCCCTTGGGCAATTGTTACAACTGCTTGACAAATGGATTCAAATCGTCTATACTGGTATCAATACACGCAAAAGACAGATGAGTTATGGCAAAGAAAAATACGGAATACTACGTTAATAACAAAGAATTTCTAGAAGCAATAACTGTTTATCGAAGTGCTGTCTTAAAATCTAAGAAGAGCGGAAAAACAAAACCAAGAGTTCCTAATTATATTGGTGATTGTCTTTTGAAGATTGCTACTCATCTATCATACAAACCAAATTTTGTCAACTATATGTTTAGGGAAGATATGATTTGTGACGGCATTGAGAATTGCCTGCTGTATATCGATAATTTTGATCCAGAAAAATCTTCCAATCCTTTTGCGTATTTCACTCAAATTATTTACTACGCCTTTCTTCGTAGGATTCAAAAAGAAAAGAAACAATTAGAAATTAAAGGTAAGATGCTAGATAGATCGGGATATGATTATGTTATGCACACTGATAGTTATGAAGGAGATATGTCTGGAATGAACGCTAATTTTTCTGATATGTGTGGCATTAAGGAAAGCATCGAGACGAGGATGAATAAATGACTGTTGCTTTAATTACTGATCAGCATTTAGATGGAAGAAAAGGCAGCGTTATTTTTTGGGAATATTTTCACAAATTCTATGATGAAATATTTTTTCCTACCCTTGAAAAATATAATGTCAAAACTATTATTGATCTTGGAGACACATTCGATAATCGAAAGAGTATTGATTTTAATGTTTGGAATCGTGTTCGTAAGTATTATTTTAATCGTCTCCGCGATGCTGGCATTACTGTTCATATGATCTTAGGTAATCACTGTACGTATTATAAAAATACTAGTGAAATTAATTCTCCAGAATTACTTCTCAGTGAATATGACAACATCACTATATACGCAAAACCACAAACAGCGACTATTGATGGCACCGAAATTCTTATGCTACCTTGGATCAATCAAGAAAATTATGATGAGACAATTGAATTAATTAATAGCACCAGTGCTAAGATTGCTATGGGTCACTTAGAGTTGAATGGGTTTGAAGTTACCGTTGGGGTTATGATGGAACATGGAATGGAACCATCTATTTTTTCTAAATTTAAACAAGTATTCTCTGGACATTTTCATCACAAGTCAAAGAAAGGAAACATTCAATATCTTGGTAACCCCTATCAGATGTTCTGGAACGATTACAAAGACGAGCGAGGATTCCATCTTTATGAACCAAAGACAAATAAACTCAAGCGGGTCAAGAACCCTTATGAGATTTTCAAAAAAATATATTACAATGATTCTATTGATTCTAGTTTCAGCATCGATCCCAGTGAGTATTCAAATACTTTTGTCAAGGTTATCGTAGAACAAAAAACAGATCACTATAAATTTGAAAAGATCATAGAAGATTTAAATAATGCTGGAGCACATGATTTAAAAATTATTGAAAATGTTATTGATAAAACAATTGATTATAATGATGATAATATAGAAATTAAAGATACATTATCATTGTTAAATGAATATGTAGATGAAGTAGAAATGACCGTAAATAAATCTTCTTTAAAACAACTTCTTAAAACCCTATATATTGAAAGTTGTGAAGTAATGTAATGTATATCCTCACACTCAAAAATAGAGCAGACGGCGTGTATTCTCTATTAAATGATCATGGAGAACAAGTTATTCCAATTTTTGAAGAACAGGATGATGCGAATCGTTATCACAGACAATTAGAAGAAATATATACGAAACATCCTTTAGAAGTAGTTGAGATAGATCTTAGCGATATTGTTAATGCTTGTGAAGAGCGAGACCAAAAATATGCTATAATTACCGAAGATGATTTTATTATTCCACCATCCGATATAGAATGATTATATTTAAAAAAATTCGCTGGAAAAATTTTTTGTCAACTGGGAACACCTTTACAGAAATTGATCTTACAGAAAACAAAACCAATTTAATTGTTGGTCAAAACGGAGCGGGTAAGAGCACCATATTAGATGCTCTTACTTTTTCTTTGTTTGGCAAACCGTTTCGTAAAATTAATAAACCAATGCTTGTCAACAGTATTAATGATAAGGATTGCTTAACAGAAATAGAATTTACTATTGGTAAAAATTATTTTAAAATTAGAAGAGGTATTAAACCAGCGGTGTTTGAAATATATCAAAATAATCAAATGCTGGATCAAAGTGCTTCCATTGCAGATAATCAAAAACAACTTGAGCAAAATATTTTAAAGATGAATTACAAATCTTTTACACAGATTGTAGTTCTGGGATCTTCTACGTTTGTTCCTTTCATGAGGTTGCCCCTAGCATCGCGCAGAGAAATCATTGAGGATATTCTTGACATTCAAATTTTTTCTGTCATGAATTTAAACTTAAAAGAAAAACTTAAATATTCAAATGATGATATTAAAGAACGTGATTATCAAATGGATCTTTTGAAAGAAAAAGTTGTAATGCAGAAAACTTTTATTACAAATTTAAACTTACAAAATCAAAATGATATTCAAGAAAAGAATAATAAAATCTCCTACTACACCACACTACAGCAAGACGTTTTAAATAAAATTGCTGAACTTAATAAAGATCAAGAAGATGTCAGCAATGAGATGAAACAATTTTCTAGTGCCACTTCTAAATTAAAAACTTTGGTGAATCTTCGTGGGAAAATCCAACACAAGTTTTCTGCTCACAAAAAAGATCATCAGTTCTTTACTGAAAATTCTATTTGCCCTACATGCACCCAAGAGATTAGCGAAGAACTTCGTGATAGTAAAGTTTCTGAAATTATGAATTCAATTAAGCAACTTAAAGAAGGCATGGAGGAGATGGAACTAGCTGTTAAACTTGAGGAAGAAAGAGAATTAAAATTTACTGAATTGAGTAAAAATTTTACCAGCATATTTAATGATATTCAAATGCAGCAATTCCAAATTAATTCTTATCAATCTCAAATTCAAGATCTTCAACAAGAAATTTCTAATCTACAAAATAATAATTTAAATCGTAAAGAAGAAGATTCTAAACTCCTAGAGATGGAAAAAAATTTGATTGAGTTGAATAAACAACTTGATGGCATTAAAGAGGAAAGAGATTGCTTACTTGCTGCTGGGCAACTATTAAAAGATAATGGAATTAAAACCAGAATCATCAAAAAATATTTACCAGTAATGAATAGGGTTATTAATGATTACTTAGAGAAGATGGAATTCCCAGCAAGTTTTATGCTTGATGAAAACTTTGAAGAAGTAATTAAGTCACGATATCGAGATGAATTTAGTTATGAATCTTTTAGTGAAGGTGAAAAGGCTAGAATTGATATTGCTTTGTTGCTTACTTGGAGAGCTGTCGCTAAACTTAAAAATAGCGTAGACACCAATCTTTTGATTTTAGATGAAATCTTTGATGGTTCTCTAGATCAAAATGGTACAGGTGAACTAGGATGGATTCTACGTAAATTTGATGACAATACAAATATTTTTGTTATCTCTCACAAAGAAGGGTTGACAGAAAAATTTGATAAAACAATTAAATTTGAAAAAGTTAAAAACTTTAGCGTCCCTAGGTGGACAGATGACGAAGTGGACTAAGAGGTGGCACACCTCCTGGGATCTGTAGTATATTTACTTTAGTTCAAACACACCTCCCATGTCGGTCAATCAAGAAATTAAAGGTTCTCTTGCCAAACTGCTTGCCACAGAAAACCTTGTGGTCGAGCACAAGAAAGTTGCTACTGCTTGTTTTGATATCGTAAATCGAGTTCTTACTCTTCCTATTTGGGACAAAGCTTCAGCAACTGTTTACGATCTCCTTGTTGGTCATGAGGTTGGTCATGCTCTGTACACCCCTCCCTTTGATTGGCGTGAAGAGTTTGAAGGACCTAAAGATTATATCAATGTTATTGAAGATGCTCGCATTGAAAAACTAATGAAGCGTAAGTATCCTGGGCTTGGTAAAAGTTTTTACAATGGATACAAAGAGTTGAATGATGATAACTTTTTTTGCATTGAAGATGAAAATATAAATTCTCTTTCTTTGATTGATCGCATCAACCTTCATTTTAAAATTGGACCTTACGCTTGTATTCCCTTTAAAGAAAAGGAAATACAATTTATTGAAATGACTGAAAATGCAGAATCTTTTGACGATGTAATTGAAATTTGCAAAAAATTGTTTCAGTATATCCAAGAAGAAAAACAAGATTCAGTTGAAACTTCTAGCGATTCTTCTCAAGTTAATCAAGATTCTCAATCTGGATCTCAATCCAATTCTTCTGTAAATGGAAACACCCAATTTAAACCTTCAGATTCTGGTGAATCTGGTGACAGCAACTTCGATTCTATCGATGAAAATATTGATGGATCTAAAAAATCTAATTCTATGCAAGAATCATCTAGTTTAGGTTCTGGCGGTGGTCCTAACGAAGAGGTATCAAAAACCCAAAGGTCTTTTAATGAAGAAACAGAAAAATTGACCAACCAAAATATCTATGATACCGAGACAGTGTATGTTGAACTGCCCGAGTTTGATATTAATAATGTAATTGTTCCTTTTGATAAATTGCTGGCATACATTTCCAACCACTATAAAAACGTTTATCTAGATAAGAAAAAGCATTGGGGTAATGTTTTTGAAAGTTCTGATGCTTCTTATGCCAACTACAAAAAGAACTCTCAAAAAGAAGTTAATTATCTTGTAAAAGAATTTGAGATGAAAAAATCTGCTGATGCTTACCAACGTTCGGCAACAGCTAAAACTGGCGTGTTGGATACCAGCAAACTTCATATGTATAATTATAATGAAGATTTGTTCAAGAAAATTTCTGTTGTTCCTGATGGCAAAAATCACGGACTAATCTTTATTCTTGATTGGTCTGGTTCCATGTCAGATTATATTCTCGATACTATTAAACAACTTTTGAATCTTGTTTGGTTTTGTAAAAAAGTTCAAATCCCTTTTGAAGTTTATGCGTTTACTTACGAGTGGTCCAACACGTTTCTTGATGGTTCTCTAAGTAATCCTCCAAAACATGATCGTAAACATGGAACTCTATCTCTGCACAATCGTTTTTATATGATGAATTTAATTTCTTCTAAATGTAACTCTAAAAATTTTGAAACTGCTTGCCTCAATCTTTGGCGACTTGCTTATGCTAATGGCAATGCTCGTTCTTCTACTGTGAGAGAATCTGTCCTTTACAGTGATCCCTTAGGACTTGAGCTGAGCGGCACTCCCCTTTGTGAAAGCATCATTTCTCTGCATAAAATTATCCCTCAATTTAAGAATCAAAATAAACTTCAAAAAGTTAATGTCGTGATTCTTACTGATGGCGAAAGTAATAATATTTGCTACGATGTTGACCTCAAAAAAACTTATGATTATCCAGTCACAAAACTTGGCAATCATCATGTGGGCGCAAGGAATGCTTTGCGTGATCGCAAAACTGGGCGCGTGTATCGCAACTTTGGTACTTCTTTTGACAGTGGCCTTACGACTATTTTTCTAGAAAATTTGAAGCATAATTTTCCTGAAATTAATTTGATCGGATTCCGAATTCTTTCTGGATCAGAATTTAGCAATCTGCTTCGATGTTCTTTTGGACTACATCGATCTGATGAACTTCCTGCTGCTGCTCAAAAAATCCAGAGTGAATGGAAAAAAGAAAAGTGTGCCGAGATTAATTTTGGTGTGGGGTATGATGCTCTTTATGCAATCTCTTTTAGAAACTTGTCAGTTGATACCACTTTTAAAGTTGATGAAAACGCATCAACTTCGCAAATTGGCAAGGCATTTCGTGGAATGCTAAAAGCAAAAACCACCAATAAAAAAATTCTGTCGTCGTTCACGTCGCTTGTCTCTTGACCAATTTTCATACTGTCCACTGTGGGCAAACTACCTTGCCCACACCTGCTATAATTATTTTGTTCTCAAGGAGATTTTATTATGCCCCGTAAAACTGTGATTGATCAAACCGCCCTTGTTAATTATCTGCGTGAAAACTATGGCAATGAGTTTGGCAGCAATGCTATCATCGCTGCTGCTGCTAACTTTAGCACTTCTTATCCAACAATCACCAAGCGTATTGATCACTATAAAGTTGGTCATGGCAAATGGAATTTGACTGTACAGGAAAAATTGGAACAGACCTACAAAGCTCCTTCTGCTGCCCCTGCTGTTACCGAGCGGGAACAACAGAACCTTATTCCAGAAAAAGATGATACCTTTGTCCCGTTCGGGAACTTTGTTGATGTTAAAAAGATTATTTCTTCTGGCATTTTCTATCCTGTGTTCATCACTGGGATGTCTGGTAACGGTAAAACGTTCTCTGTGGAGCAAGCGTGTGCTCAACTCAAGCGTGAACTTATTCGTGTAAACATTACTATTGAAACTGATGAAGATGACCTTATTGGCGGTTTCCGCCTTGTTGATGGTGCCACTGTTTGGCACAATGGTCCAGTTATTGAAGCCCTCGAACGAGGGTCGATCTTGCTACTTGACGAGGTTGACCTCGCCTCCAACAAAATCCTTTGTCTACAATCCGTGCTAGAAGGCAAAGGTGTTTTCCTCAAAAAAACTGGTCAGTATGTAAAACCTGCTGCTGGTTTTAATATTATTGCCACTGCAAACACTAAAGGTAAAGGTTCTGATGATGGTCGTTTCATTGGCACTAACGTGTTGAATGAGGCATTCCTGGAACGATTTGCTCTCACTTTTGAGCAAGATTATCCCTCTACTAAAATCGAACAAAAAATTCTTGAGAAACTGCTTACCTCTCTAGGTGGCACTGACCTTGAATTCTGTGAGAAACTTTCTTCCTGGGCAGACATTATCCGCAAAACCTTTAAGGATGGTGGTATTGACGAAGTTATTTCTACTCGTCGTCTGTCTCATATCATTCGTGCTTACACCATCTTTGGTAAGCGTATGAAAGCGATTGAGGTTTGCGTTAACAGGTTTGATGATGAAACCAAAACGGTATTTTTAGAACTGTATGACAAAATTGATGTCAATGCTGAAGGTCAATTGGATGACCAACAAGAAGCGCCTTGACGCACACCCCTTAAGGTGCTATACTAACCAAATAGATTCTATTATCAAGGAAATCTAACTATGCAATGGAAATACAATGAAGACAAAATCCTCAAAGAAGTTGAGGACTATGTTGTGAGCACTTACGGTAGTCACTACTGTGGTCATAATGATGCCTATAATGACATTCAAACAATTGATTTGATGGCAGCAAAAGACCTGGCACCAGATTTCTGTCAGGCAAACATTCTCAAATACGGTAGTCGTTATGGTGACAAAGATGGTCATAACAAACGCGACTTGCTAAAAGTGATTCACTATGCTATGCTGCTGCTTCACTTCGATAAACACTACAGTCGCATGGATAACGGTCTTGGAGAGTTTAAATGAATAACGTAATCTTATCGCAGGATACTGTAAGTGTTCTAAAAAACTTTGCTACTATTAATGCATCGATTTTATTCAGGAAAGGTAACGTTCTTAAAACAATTAGTGTTGGTGAAAATTGTGTTGCTGAATATGTTTGTGAAGAAAATTTTCCTCAGACCTTTGGAATTTATGATTTGAATCAATTTATGGTTGGAATGACTTTGTTCCAAAATCAAAAACCAGTTCTTGTATTTGAAAACGAAGAGTACGTTACTATTAAAGGTCGTGGGAAGAGTGCTAGATATTACTTCTCAAATCCCGAAATTACTTTAAAAGCAGCACCAGAAAAACAACTTGATTTTCCTGGGGCGGACATGGAATTTTTTATTGACAGCGAATCTTTGTCCGAACTTCGTAAAGCATCTATCATTTATGCGATTCCCGATTTAAGAATTGCATCAAGCAAAAAGAATAATAAATTGATTACGTTATCTTTGCTTGATAAAGATAATGAAACTAGCAATGTATACTCCCAAGAATTTAAAGGAGAAACAACGGGAGAATATGAACTCTTTTTGAAAATGGATTCTTTCGTGATGCTTCCTGGGAATTACAATGTTAAAATTTCTAATAAACTGATTACTGAGTGGAAGCATTCTGCGCTTAATCTCACTTACTATATTGCTCTCGAACCTTGATGAAAAACTTTTTGTGGGTGGAAGAATATCGTCCTCATACAATTGATGATTGTATTCTTCCAGTGAATATTAAAAATTCGTTTAAAGGATTTATTGAACAGAGAGAGATCCCTAACCTTCTACTCACTGGCAGTGCTGGCATTGGAAAAACCACAGTTGCTAAAGCATTGTGCGATGAAATTAACGCTTCCTATATTGTCATTAATGGTTCGGATGAAGGGCGGTTCCTGGATACGGTCAGAAATCGTGTAAGGCAATTTGCCACAACCGTCTCACTGACCTCTGGGGCACCCCACAAGGTTGTCATCATCGATGAGGCAGACAACACCACCAACGATGTTCAACTGTCCCTCAGAACCGCTGTAGAAGAGTTTCACAACAACTGTCGATTCATCTTTACCTGCAACTTTCCAAATAAAATTATTGATCCCCTGCACTCTCGATGCACGGTGGTTGATTTTAAAATCAAGAAGGAGGATGAAGATAAACTACAGGCAAAATTTTTCAAACGTCTCAAAAGTATTCTTGAAGAAAATAAAGTAGAACACGATGATAAAATTATTATCAAATTAATTAAACGTTACTATCCTGATTGGCGTAGATTGATCAATGAAACACAGAGGCACGCTGCATCTGGACAAATTGATAGTTCTATTTTGATTGACATTGACGACATTCAACTTGACGATCTTATTAAATCATTAAAGAATAAAGAATTTACAGTAGTCAAGAAATGGGTTTGTGACAACATTGATAATGATCCAAACCTCATTATCAAAAAAATCTATAACATGCTGTATCAATCTTTGAAACCACCATCAATTCCAGAAGCAGTTTTAATTTTGGCAAAGTATCAATATCAAATTGCTTTTGTTGCGGATCAAGAAATTAACTTTCTTGCTTGCCTTACTGAAATTATGATGCACTGTGAATTCAAATGAAAGTAAAAACCACACCAAAAAATGTAGCAGAAGCAAACTTGGGGTTGTTTCGTGCTAAAATGAGTTTGCCCCTTGCCGCCGCTCACTGCGGCATGACCCAGAAGGAAATGAAAATGACCTTCCAAGAATTTTTAAAGTATCACCCTATTGATTATGAACCTTGATTTTTCCCGCATCAATCTCCATGAATTTTTTGGTTGTGTTGATGCAACCAATACTAAAGAGATGAAGTCGAACACATTCAAAACCTTCCGAACATATCTCCAAGAAAAGTCATTTGCTAAATGGAGCGACGGACAAGTAAGATATGTTGGCGATCACAAGGATGGAGTTGATTTCATCGGTGTAGATGAGACAAATTATGAAATGAAAGGATCGCTTCGTCTTTTTAACAAAAATGGATCCACCAAAACAATTACTCTTAAAAACTTTCGCGGTGATTCTAAAAAGGTAGAAAAAACCTTTGATTATATGTTTCTTGTTGACACCGAAAACATGTGTATTGGATATGCTGATTGGAATACTGTAGAAAAACGTATCTATTTTACACCAAATTCACCTGCTGCTAAAGTAAAATTTTATCCAGGTGATGTTACAATGCTGGCAACTAACATCAATCCAAAACAAAAGAGGATTACTGCCAATCAAATTCTTAACAACATTGAAAACATTCTTTGATATGAAATCTTTGAAAACCCCCCTTCGCTATCCTGGCGGCAAATCAAGAGCAGTTGTAAAACTGTTTCAATATCTGCCAGACATGTCAAACATCACCGAGTTTAGGGAACCTTTTCTTGGTGGCGGATCCATGTCAATTGCCATCTCTAAGCAATATCCAGATATTCCTGTGTGGGTAAATGATCTTTACAATCCTCTTTATACATTCTGGTGTGTTCTTCGTGATCAACCACAAGATCTTTATGATGCCCTAAAAGGATATAAAGAAGACCTTGGACCAGTGCCAGATAAAAAAGCAAACGAACAAGAACCAGAAGAAATTGAAGAAGAGGAAGAGGTAGAAAATAAAGAATTTGAAGAATATTATGATAAGGGTAGAGAACTCTTTAATCAAATGAAAATTGGAATTAATCATCCAGAGGCAGATGATCTTTATCGTGCTACTGCTTTTTATATTCTAAACAAGTGTAGTTTCTCTGGTCTGACTGAGAATTCTTCTTTCTCACCACAAGCAAGCATCAGTAATTTCTCTATGAATAACATTGATAAGATTCCTGGTTATGGCGAAATTGTCAAGGATTGGAAGATTACTAATCTTTCGTATGAAAAATTACTGACAGATGATAGAAGTGTGTTTGTGTATCTTGATCCTCCTTATGATATTAAGGATAACCTCTATGGTCGCAAGGGATCAATGCATAAAGGATTTGATCATGATAAGTTTGCTATTGATTGTGATAGGCATATTTGTCCACAACTGGTTTCATATAATAGTTCTAACCTAGTTAAAAATAGATTTGACGGATGGCGATCTGTTGATTTTGCTCATACATATACAATGCGGTCTGATAAGAAATATACATCTGGTCAAGAATCCCGCCACGAGTTGGTTCTGATCAACTATAATAGTGATGGTTTGGAGGACACCCCATGAAATGCCGTGTACAACTTTATGTTGCTGGAAAAGTTTTTAATGAAGAAGTTTATGCTAGGGACTATCAAGAGGCAAAACAAGTTGCCATTGCCCGCAATCCCAATGCAAAAGTAATCAGCGTTACGAGTGTAATTGAATGAAGTATGAACTAAAAGATTATCTTAATAGTATTAATCAAACCAAAAAAAATATTTTAGATGGCGATGAAGAAGCAGTAAGAGGTTACCCCGCCTACATCATTAATAAATGTTTGTCGTCATTTACAGATAGTGTTTTGTTTGCCAATGAAATGAATTTAAATCATCATTTAAATTTAAAGATGCAATATGATTTTTATATAAATAGTTTGAAGCCTAGGAAACGCTATACTCCTTGGGTTAAAAAACAAACTCTTGAGCATCTTGAATTGGTGAAAAAATATTATGGTTATAACCATAACAAAGCAATCGCCGCATTAAGGGTACTCACGAATTCTCAACTTAATGAGATTAAAAAACTATTAAATATAGGCGGAAATAAATGACTACTGAAATTGAAATTGAATGGCAACCTTCTGATATGGTAGAAGTTAGTTTGTCCGAACCAGATGATTTTTTAAAAGTTCGTGAAACTTTAACTCGTATTGGCGTTGCGTCAAGAAAAGAAAAAAAGATCTATCAATCTTGCCATATTCTCCACAAGCAAGGTAAATACTACATCGTACACTTCAAAGAACTGTTTGCTCTAGATGGCAAAAAAACAAATCTTTCACTCAACGATGTTCAGCGTAGAAATAGAATTGCACAACTTCTTTGCGATTGGGGTCTAATTTCTATTGTGGATGTTTCAAAGATAGAAGATATTGCACCGTTGAATCAAATCAAGGTTCTTGCTTTTAAAGAAAAAGATGAATGGACTTTAGAAAGCAAGTATAATATTGGAAGAAAAAAGCAAGAAGTTTAATGGAAAAAAAAGTCAAAGTTCAACTTTTGACTCCAGAAAAAAAAATTATTTGGGTCATAATACCCTGGGGAAAATCTCATCTAGATTGGTATAGAGATAGAGGATACACTATACTGATGACCGTAGATATTTAGTGGGTATTCCGCACTAGTATTTTCTGTAAAAAATGATATATAATAACAAAGACGCCTTCGGGGTCTTGTAAACTCTCGCTTATTTAAGGAGAAAACAATGACTAATAAATATACTTGGGATATTTACTCCCCATTTTCAGTAGGTCTGGACGATGTATTTCATCGTTTAGAGGCAATGTCTGGACATAATACCAGTTACCCACCCTACAATCTAATAAAAAAAGATGGAAGCAATTACGAAATTGAAGTCGCTTTGGCTGGATTTAAAGCAGAAAAGATTGAGGTATCTACAGAACAGAACATTCTCCGAGTTACCTCTAAGGTTGAGAAACGAGATTCTGAACGAGTGTATGTTCACCAAGGTCTCTCCAAGCGTTCATTCTCCCACAGTTGGCAACTTGCAGATGATGTCAAAGTAACCGCTGTTAATTTTGAAGACGGTTTATTAACAATCTCATTGGAGAAGGTTATCCCCGAGCACCAAAAACGAACTACATACAATATCGGTGCTGGCAGACAAGAGCTTCTAACTGAAGGATAAATAGATGTGGGGCAACCCAAATATCGTCGGCGCTAAGGGGGTGACTGGCAAAATCCAGTTGACACCCCCTATTTTTTATGCTATAATAGATTGTAAATAATTGGAGAACGTATGAATCCATCAATTGTAATTTTAAAAAGTGGTGAACAACTGATTTGTGATTTAAAAGAATTCTTTGATAGCGACAACGAAGAAGAAAAAAGAGGTCTTGGACTTTTGTTTATACACCCATACTCTTTGCAACTTATTCCTTCAGACGAAGACGTTCAAGTTAAATTTAGTAAATGGTGTCCTTATTCTAAGGACAATCAATTTAAAGTTCCTTACGATTCAGTGATTGCTTTTGGGCAATGTGATGATGGACTAGAAGAAGCTTACCTTGAAAAGATTCGTCAAGTCGAAGAGAGCACCAATTCAACCGAGGAAATTGATGATCAAGTTGCTGCGGTTTGATGGCATTTGGATTATTTCTGAACTTGAAGAAATACCAGAAACAGAATTTGGAGATCCTGATTGTATTTTAAAATATCCTTATTCCGTTGAGGATAGAGAATTGCTTCCATGGCCCATGCATACTGATGAAAGAGAACTTGTTGTTAGGTCATCTGACATAACTATTCTTTCAGAACCAAAGAAATTTCTTTTGGCGCGGTACGCATCATTCGTTCATAGTGAACGAAGTAATATTATTAATGATGAAATTATTGAGGAAACTGATACAGAATGAAATTTTACACCAGCGTTGAACAATCGGGTAATACTATTTTAGTTCGTGGTTACGAAAACGGAAACAAATTTCAAGATAAAATTAAATTTAATCCAACGCTGTTTCTCCCTTCTGTTAAAAATTCTGACTGGAAAACTCTAGATGGGAAGTACGTTAGACCAGTTCAGCATGGTACAATTAAAGATGCAAAACAATTTATTGAAGATCATAAAGATATAGATGATTTTCAAATCTATGGTCAAACCAGATTTTTAAACCAATATATTTTGGAGCAATATCCAGATGAAGAAATGAAATACGATATTAATAAAATTCGTATTTTTACATTGGATATTGAAACTGGCGCAGAAAATGGATTCCCAAACATTGAATCTGCAGATCAAGAGATTCTTCTTATCAGTATAAAAGATAGTGAGATGGGAAGAATTCTGGTGTTTGGTTCTAGACCATACGATAACTGGAAAACTAATAATGTAGAAGATCAAAAAGATGTAGATTACATGCACTTTGAAAGTGAAGTAGGGATGCTTAAAGCATTCTTGCATTGGTGGTCGTGTAATTATCCAGACGTGATTACTGGGTGGAATGTTCAGTTATTTGACATGCCATATATTCTGCGAAGAATTGAAAGAATTATCGGGGAAAAAGAAGCTAGAATGATTTCCCCTTGGAACAACACGTTGTGCAGAGAAATTTATATTAAGGGTAGAAAAAATATTGCTTATGATATTAGTGGCATTGCCACGTTAGATTACTTGGAGTTGTATAGAAAATTTACTTATACCAATCAAGAATCATATCGACTTGATCATATCTGCTCTGTAGAACTTGGTTCTAATAAACTAGATCACAGTGAGTTTGATACTTTTAAAGAATTCTACACAAAAGATTGGAATAAGTTTGTTGAATATAATATTCATGACGTGCGCCTTGTTGATCAACTTGACGACAAGATGAAGTTGTTAGAACTTGCTATTACTATGGCATACGATGCCAAAGTAAACTTTGAAGATGTTTACTCTCAAGTGCGTATGTGGGATAATATTATCTATGTTTATCTTGCTAAACAAAAAATAGTTATTCCTCCCAAAAAAGAAAGCGTAAAAGATAGCAAGTATGCAGGCGCATATGTGAAAGAACCTATTGCAGGAATGTATGATTGGGTGGTGTCCTTTGACCTTAACTCACTGTATCCACACCTCATCATGCAGTACAACTTGTCTCCAGAAACTCTTCAAGCACATCGTCACCCCAATGTTAATGTAGAGCGTTTGTTATATAAAGAACTAGATCTTCGTGATCTCAATGGTCAAACTCTATGTGCTAATGGTACATTTTACGATACAACCTATCAGGGATTCCTTCCTAAGTTGATGGATAAAATTTATCAAGAACGCACCATCTACAAAAAGAAGATGCTTGCTGCTAAGCAGCAGTATGAAAATAATCCTAGTGTTGAATTGAAGAAAGAGATTGCTCGCTGTAATAACATTCAGATGGCACGAAAGATTCAACTCAACTCTGCCTATGGTGCTATCGGTAACGAGCACTTTCGTTATTACAAACTCGAAATCGCTGAGGCAATCACTCTTTCTGGTCAGCTATCTATTCGCTGGATTGAAAATAAGATGAATGCCTATCTTAATAAAATTCTAAAAACACAGGATGTTGACTATGTTATTGCTTGTGATACTGACTCTATGTATCTTAACTTGGGTCCTCTGGTTGAAACTGTATACAAGGGCAGAGAGAAAACTAATGAGAAAGTTGTGGGGTTCCTTGATAAGATCTGTCAGATGGAACTTGAACCTTATATTGAAAGTTCTTACCAAGAACTGGCACAATATGTAAATGCTTATGACCAGAAGATGAAGATGAAGCGGGAAAATATCGCTAATAGAGGATTCTGGACTGCGAAGAAACGATATGTCCTCAACGTGTGGGATAGTGAAGGAGTTAGGTATTCAGAACCCAAGATAAAAATTTGTGGAATGGAAACCGCTCGCTCTTCTACCCCCACATACTTTAGAGATAAATTACTTCAAGCATATACTATTGTCATTAATCAAACAAATGATGATATAATTGATTTTGTCGAAAAGATACGGGAAGATATTAAGCATCAAGATTATTTAAATATTGCTTTTCCTAGGGGTGTTAATGGACTTGAAAAATATACAAGTGTATCAAACATTTATTCAAAGGGTACACCTATTCATGTCAGAGGTGCATTACTGTATAATCACTATGTACGAAAGTATAATCTTACTCACAAATATCCTCTTATTCAAGAAGGAGAAAAAATAAAATTTATATATTTAAAAACACCAAACCCACTTCAAGAAAATGTAATTTCCTTTTATCAAAATCTCCCAGTAGAATTTAATTTGGAAAAGTATGTTGATCATAAGTTACAGTTTAATAAATCTTTTTACGAACCATTAAAAAATGTGCTAGAATGTATTGGGTGGCAAGTTGAAAGAAAAATTTCACTATTAGATTTTTTTAAATAACATTATGGACTTTTTATCTAAAGTAATTAAAGATAGCAACAATGAATTTGTTTCCATGGCTGTTGATGGTGTCGCTGCTGGCGACATTGAATATTATATTGATACTGGTAGTTATGTATTTAATGCGTTGGTATCTGGATCTTTATTTGGTGGAATCCCATCTAACAAAATCACTGCTCTTGCGGGAGGCGAAGGCACAGGCAAAACTTTCTTTTGTCTCAGTATTGTCCGTAATTTTCTTGATAGTGATCCCACCGCTGGAGTCATTTATTTTGAAACAGAATCTGCTATTAGTAAAAAGATGATTGAGAGTCGCAATATTGATTCTAAGCGACTTATAATTTATCCTGTAGATACAGTTGAAGAGTTTCGTACTCATGCTGTTCGTATCATTGATAAATATATGGAACAACCTAAAGAAGAACGCAAACCTCTTATGTTTGTATTAGATTCTTTGGGTATGCTCTCTACACTTAAAGAAGTTCAAGATGCATCGGACGATAAACAAGTTCGTGACATGACTAAAGCACAACTTGTAAAATCTGTATTCAGAATTCTTACGTTGAAACTTGGCAAAGCAAATATTCCAATGTTAGTTACAAACCATACTTACGATGCTATTGGCTCTTACATTACAGAACAAAAAATGGGTGGTGGTGCTGGTCTTAAGTACTCTGCTAGCACGATCATTTTTCTTTCCAAGAAAAAAGAAAAAGAAGGAACCGATTTGGTCGGAAACATTATTAAGTGTGAGGCGAAGAAGTCCCGTTTAACCAGAGAAGGATCTAAAGTAGAAACACGTTTGTTTTTTGATGGGCGTGCATTAGAAAAATATTATGGTCTTTTAGAACTTGGTGAAGAAGCAGGCATTTGGAAAAATGTTGCGGGACGCTATGAGATTGACGGAAAAAAAGTTTATGGCAAAGAAATTTTAAAAAATCCAGAAAAATATTTTACAGAAGATGTTATGGCAAAATTAGAGGAACGTGCTATGACAGAATTTTCGTATGGGGTGAGTGATGACGGAGAAGATTGAATCTACGATTATCAGAAATTTAATATGTAATGAAAATTATTACAGGAAGGTGTTGCCCTATATTAAATCAAATTACTTTCAAGAGTATGATGAAAGAACTATATTCGAAGAGATCTATGATTTTTCTACCAAGTTTGATAAGGTTCCTACAAAAGAAATTTTAATAATTAGTTTGCAAAATAGGAATGATCTTACTGAAGAAACATATAAACAAAGCGTTGAAAAAGTTAAACAGTACAGTGAAGAGTGGGTTGATATAGATTGGTTACTCACGGCAACAGAAAAGTGGTGTAAAGATAAAGCAATATACAATGCTTTGTTACAATCAATTAAAATTGCTGATGGAGAAGATCCAAAAATATCAAGAGATGCCATTCCATCTATACTTCAGCAAGCTCTAGCGGTATCGTTTGACGAATATATCGGACATGATTATGTAGATAATGCTGATATACGTTATGAATATTATCATAAAGATGAAGTTAAGATACCATTTAACATTGACAAGTTTAATTTAATAACTAAGGGAGGACTACCAAATAAAACATTAAACGTTGCCCTTGCTGGTACTGGGGTAGGAAAATCTCTATTCATGTGCCACTGCGCCGCCTCGTGCCTTTCATTAGGAAAGAACGTTTTATACATTACGTTGGAAATGTCTGAGGAAAAAATTGCAGAAAGAATAGACGCAAATCTTTTAAATGTAAATATTAAAGATGTTGCTGATCTACCACAAACATTGTTTACTTCTAGAATTGAAGACATTGGTAGAAGAACTCAAGGTAAATTAATCATCAAAGAATATCCAACCGCATCTGCACATGCAAATCATTTTAAAGCACTGCTTAATGATTTGCGTTTAAAAAAAGATTTTAAACCCGACATCATCTTTATCGACTACCTTAACATCTGTGCTTCTGCTAGATACAAAGGTCACATTGTAAATTCTTATACTTATGTTAAAGCTATTGCTGAAGAACTACGTGGTCTTGCTGTTGAACACAATGTCCCTATTGTCTCAGCGACGCAAACAACCCGTAGTGGTTTTGGCAATAGCGACGTGGATCTTACTGATACTTCGGAGTCCTTTGGTTTACCTGCCACTGCTGACTTTATGTTTGCTCTTATATCGACGGAGGAGCTTGAGGCGTCGGGCAGAATCATGGTTAAACAACTCAAGAACAGATACAACGACCCCACCTATCACAAGAGATTT